GCATTAAGAACAAGCCACTCATAAATCGGAAATACAACCCCACCAAATGCCGCTCCCTTACAATTTAGGTCAATTGCAAGTCCTGAGTTGTGATTTGAGTATCCTGGCCTCGCTGTCGCTGGACTAAACTCACTTGAGGAAGCAGTTCTAATCCAGTTATCATCATTTTTCTTAGATTTATTTTTTACATTTTGTCTTCTAAGCTCACTTTGAGCTGTCGATATAAATCTACCATTAGAGGCAATAATATTATTGAACGGGTCTCTATACCCACTTGATAGAGCAAGCTTAACTCCATCATTAAGAGCAGCATCCCTCATTGCCTTATAGGCTGATAGCACCTTTGCTGTTACTGGATAGCTATCTATGATGTATAGTTGTTCTGAACCAACTATTTTTCCATCACTCCAAAGGTCTCTAACACCAAGTGAAGTATCATATGTATTTAATTGAGTGTTAGATAAAACAGGTATTGAAAGTGCCACTGGGCCACCTTTAGGTCCATTAACAAAGCCACTTCCTGTATAATCAGCTGGATTTGCACTGAGATTAGAAATAGCGTTTGAAATAATCCCAGCCGCAAAATTAGCCAATCCCTCCCTATCAGCCGCATCAAACCCTTGTCCAAGCGCAAGGGGAGCTTCAGACTCACCAAGAGCTCTAAACGTCTGAAGTGTAATTGGTTTTATAGAACCATAACCATCCCCAGGAGAAAATCTCATTCGTATTCCCTCCATTGATGTTTTCATGTCATTTGGCTGAATACTATGCTTTACCTTCATTACTTGATATAACCCTCCAAATAGTGGTGAATTTTCAAGGAAGAAGAACTGCATTGGATAACACTGGGAGTTTCCAAGCATTTCAACACTTGCCTTATATGAACGACCCGCAAGAACTGGGAGCATTGAGCAGTCGGTTGTTACTTTCTTATTTTGGTTTTCATTATCAACCAATCTTTGCAAGTTAACAATACTTTCTGCAGTAACTTTATTATCTTCGGTCCCAACTTGTATGCTACTTACAATTTGATTATCTGGATGGCCGTATTTAATCACAAATGACCCTACATTATAAGTCTTCTGCTTATCTGCATAATCAGCAAGAGCTGTTCCATCAGTGTTTTTTGTCTTAGTTCTTGACTCAGGCGTTGGAGTAAACAATACATGAAAGAAATTCTTAATTGTAATATTTGCTGGCTCTCTACTTGGAGTATAAATTTCCTTTACATTCAGGTATCCTGGATTTCCAGGAATCGGAATGAATAAAAAATTATTCTTTGTACAAACTTGTTGAATTATGTTTAGAATCGTTGTATTAGCATTTGGCTTATACAATGGCTCTAAATTTATAATAGAATCTCTAACATCAATTGGGTCCTTGGGAGCAGCTATCCTTTGCATTGGGTAGTCATAGATAAAAGTTCCGTCTGGAACTGATGACGACTGGTTTTGATTAGCTATATTAAGGCAGATTTTTCCCGCATTTGGACCAGAACTAACTTCAGATAAACTTTGTAGCTCTTCCGCTGTTAGACTAACTCCCTCGGCAAGTTCTTCTTGAGAAAAACAAAGCATTTCATTAATCTGAAGGTCTTTATGATTATTTCCAAATCTTCTCTCAAGAGATGTTGCAACATCAAACACCCTTCCTTTTGTTCCTCCATCTCCAGTTTTGTTTTCATCAACATCACCACAAAGAGAACCGCTTGAATCTCTCATGTCCTTATAAGAAAGTGTTTGCCACTGATGAAATAAAGTATGCATTTGCTTATATATTGAACCTTCCTGGTCTCCAGCTTTACCAAGAACTTCTCCAATTATCTGATTTCTCTTATCTTCAATATTTTTTATTTTTTCCAAAATAACTTCAGCACACTTTTTAATATAAGCTCTTTGATTTCTACCTCCATAGGTTATATTAAATAATCCAAAAATAAGACCTGAGTCTTCTTCTTCTCCGATGTGAGCACAAACCGTATACCCAACTGAACCTGCGAATGTTGACCCTTCTGGACTTTCGCTGACTATTGATTCTGCGCTGTCTGACCTAAATGATTTTCTCCACTTTAACTGAGCATCAGCTCCAGTGTAAAATGCTGGGCCTGGATTTTTACACTTACTGAAATCAAATACATTATCTCCAAAAGAAGTGGATGTTCCATCTCTATAGCCCACAAGTGTGCCAACTCTGTTTAATAAATATTTATCACCAACTTGAACCTCAGCTTCATCCCCTTGTTTTCCAAATTTAGCATTAAGAGAAATGTATCCAGTAGGCTCATTTTGTCCAGCATCAGTAGTATCTTTATTTGAATTTTTAAATTGAGAATCTGACGGAGCGGTATTTGCCTCAAGAGCTCTCTTATGGTCTTCTCCTTCAAATAAAGCAACCATATACACATTTTTCTCTAAAGTTCTTTCTTGAGGGGCACCGCTTATATATTTAATTAATTTTTGTGGATACATGTAAGCTATTCCGTTGTTAATTATTCTTGTCGCAGTGTAGTCGGTTGTGTCAACAAAGGAAAGTGGATTTTGTGCATTTCTGACACCTTCTGATTTCAAACCCGACAAGAAAGATGTTACTAATCCATTTAACCCGCTCGCTGCACCATCAGTTTGGTCTTCCCTTCTTGATTCAACGTCTTCAATATCTGTAAACCCTTCAAGCCTTTCGCCAACAACACTTATATTTGCCAACAACGATTCATTGGATAGTTCATTCCACACTTGTTTAAATGTCAAGTACTCCAATCCCCCTTCTGCACCCTTAGCAAGTTGAGATTTTGAGAATTTATTAATTTCTTCAACAGATACTTCGTCAACTTTTTGATTTTTATTGCTCATTACAACTTTCCAATTCAATACGTCTGCGCCACTAAAATCAGTAACTCCATCAGTAATTAAATTACCTCCATCATCAAAATCTCCATCATATTTTATTCCAGGTTTCCCCTCTGAATCTGCAATAGCTTCACAATCTGAGGTAAAATATCTTGAGAAAAATGTAGCAAACCTCCTGAGTAATAAAAAATCAACATCTGAAAGATTTTGTATTATGCTATCAGTAACATTTTGCATATCCCTATCTGCCAACTCCTGGATTGATTGAATATCATCCCTATCTGTCAATATATTTGTATAATCTCCAGGGAGATTTGGGTCATTACTCCGAGTCATATAAGCTGCAATCCCACCTCTAACAAGGATATTTGTTGCTATATTTGTGTAATATGGTTTGTATGGATTTGATGATGACATCTCTATATTATTAACCCTCTGCTTAAGGATGCTATCATCTTGTCCATTTTGTTCATTGTTCGAAAGAAGGTCTTTTGCTATACCCTCACTAATTGCTGAAATAAAATTTTTAACAAACTGCATCTCATGCTCATCAACACCAACTCCAGCTGCATCATTTCCTAAGTTTTTTTTAGTTGCTGGAACCTCTTCTCCATCTTCAAGTAAAACCAGCGGAAATGATTGCCCAATTAGACGACCTTTATCAACTAAATTATCTCTTGCGCCTTGTCTATCTTTATCTCCTCTATATCCATCAAGACCAGCATCAAGTATACTTCCCATTGTATAGGCTGAATCTTTTGCGAGTTGAGAAAATATTTCTCCTATAGTTATTTTTTCAAGTTTAGTTTCAGATGTTGCAAATACCCTTCTCTTAATTTCATCATCAACTTTTTGTAGGTTGGCAGATATTTTATTTAAAGCATCTGCTTTTGCTGTGTTGATAGCGTCATTACCACCAGCTACGTTTGATTGGTCGCTAAATGTCTTATAATTTTTGGTAATACTCCCAAAACTATCTTGTCCATTAAATTCTATAGCTAAAAGCAAGTATGAATTCAAAGTTGATAGCTCTCTTGGATTTCCAAGTTTTAACTCCAACTTTTCCTTGGTATCTATATTTGCATCAAGAGATTTTAATTTAGGAATTGTAATTTTCTGAAAATCTTTTACTGGTTGATTATTAACTACTCCATCTATTTCTTGGCCCTCCGACACTATATTTGTTGCCGTAATTGCTCTGGCCAAATTTGATTTAAGTGAACCAAGCTGGTTAACAAGTTCATCAAATTCTTTTGTGGTATCACTTGTTTTTATTTCAACTTGCTTACCAATCTTTATGAGGTCGAAAACACTAATTACATTTTTTAATTGCTCCTGACTTGCTCCAGGACCAATCTTATCTTTTCTCAATCTTTTTACAGCAAGAAGATAAAGAAATGGAAGGTCTGCGAAAAAACCCCATTGATTTGGAACAAATTCACACTTAACATCATAGCTACCATCACTTGAGTTAAATGATGTGCTCGTTCTCTTTAAATTAAGAACCCAACTTGCTGGCTTTCCAAGGTAACCTTTAAATGAAAATAAAAATTTTGGAGGGGGCCAATTAAATAAAACACTATAGTCATGAGATTGATTATCACTATCTGCATTTCTACTTTGACCTCCAAATACCGTTAAGCCATAAAGGTCTTTAAAAGTAATTGTGACAAGAGGTTGGAGAGATGTGTTTATTTCAATATCAATATTGGTTATACCAAAACCAATTCCCTCCCTAAAAAACTCTGTACTAAAAAGTTTTCTCCCAAGGAAATCAAAAGTAGTTCCACCAACGCAAGCCTCAAGCTTTACGTCAATGAAAAGGTCTTTCATACTAAATGGTTCTGGTTGCTCTTGTGCCATAATTATCCTCTATCTCTTCTTGCAACTATTTTACCAGTAACTTCAGATAAAACATCTTGAAGTGGATATGGTACTCTGATTACAGTGTTATCTGGAATGTCAAATTCCATAAAATATTCCTCATTAGCCCATAGTATCAGTTTCCAGAATGTTTCATCCTTGTAGATGGTTCCAGCAATTGTATCAAGCCTATTCTTTTGTTTATTATATAAAACTGATTTATCAGAACTTCTCTTGCTAATAGATATGGGTGGCATATTTTTTAGCACATCATTTGATTTCAGTAAATTATAGAAATTATATGGCATCGTATTTATTTTTCTATAAATAATACGAATAAAAAATATGAAAATAAAGTATTAAGCTCTGGTTACTCCCTTAAGCGGACTAAACATACCACCAGCATCAGTAGAAAGAGGTGGGCGAGAGTTTTGTGCCATAAATGGACCAATGATATTAAAGTTAATACTCACGAGGACCCACATAGGCTGAACTCTTCCTCCGTCAAGTGTCCATGGAGCATCAGCATAGTCAAATGCAACGCTGTTTACAACGATGTCATGATTCCACCAATCTCCAAGATGAATGTGGCATATAGGTGGCTTGGTGAATGAAAATCCAGTCTTAGGAATCTCATCCCCCTCATATGCAGCAGCAGGCCTTGTAAGCTTAGATAAAAACTCAACCTTTCTGACAAAATCAACTTTATCTCCAGAGAAAAAAGCTGGTTGAAACATTAAACTTTGCTTCATTGTGTCGATTCTGGTTATAGTATCTTCTGGTTTAGTAATTATTTCTCCATTATTAAATTCTCGCTTAGTTACATTTATGTTATAAACATTATTGCCAACAATATTAGTTTCGGAATAATTTGTAACTGTATTGAAATCAGCATCAGTTTGCCCAATAGAACTCTCTGTATTACCAAGTTCTTTAGTAATATTAGCCAATTCTATTGATAGAGCTGCGCCTTCTGTGTTGTTTTTAAATTTATTAAAAGCTATTTCCTTATCTTTCTTTTCCTTATTTTTCTTAGCACTTGCAACATTTGAACTTACTTGTGTTGGCCCCTCTCCTGTAGTAGCTGTTATCTCTGGCTGTTTCTCCAATTGAATTGCTTCGGCATTATTCTCTGAAATCTTATCATTAACTTCATTCATTTTTTTAGTTTGCTCAGACTTAAGTTTTTGAAGCTGCTCTTCCTTAAGTTGTCTTCGAGAATTTTGTGATACATCAGAGTCGGTAAAATGACGACTTATGTTGGCTGTAACTTTTTCCATGTTTTCGCTCCCCCAATCTCTACCAATGTCAACATTTTGAGAATAATCTGTAAGCACATAAAATGATATTGACGCATCCCTGCTGGAATTATTGTATGTGTAAACAGCCTCTGGTCTTCCAAGAAAATTTGTAGAATTCCAATTTGCATTTTCTGTATTTGAAATACTTTGAATGTATGGAGGGAAGAAAAACTGGTCTCCGCTCGAATAATTCTTGATGTAAAATATAAGTTTTCCAGCTTGCCCAGGAGCATAAGGATTTGCTATTGTAAACCTTTGTCTTGATACCTTAGGTGAACCATCTCTATTAACTCCAGTAATGTAAGCCTTGTTGTTCTGTGGGTCAAAATTTGCAGCTAAAGGTGAATCACTCTTTTTAATTGTATTAACAATGTGTTTAACACCTCTTTTTCCAGCAAAGAAATCACTATCCTCAAAAGGATTTCCAAGAACTGTCTTAGCCATCATTGATTCTGCTGAACCAAGCTCTGCGCCCACAGCATTTGGCCTTAATATATCAGCCTCTCCAGCTCCACCCGCATAATAAACTCCTCCATTCTTCTGAATTATGTTAGTTGGAGTCGTGAGCGTTCTTAGCTGAGCCAAAGCCTTAAAGGAGCCAATTGTCTTTTGAATTAGGTCTTGAAATCCGTCTTGTGCAAAATTATTTAAAGCATTAAGAGAATCTGGATTTCCAGCTTGTAATCCACGCAAATTAAATGTACTTCTCTCTTGAGCATATTTTCTTATCGTAGTTGTAACAGAACCTTCCAAGTAATTAACAAAAGTTTGTCTCTTAAAGAATGGGTCCAAAAATTCTCCACCCTTAGGATTTTTTGAATTTACAGAATAAAGAGCATCAGTTATTTCCCTTTCTTTTCTACCAGTTGGAAAATCAACACTCTGGCTGGTTCCATATAACTTCTGCATCTCCCTACCCTTAGTCACAATATAATCATCCGTTGAAAATATCGCTTTAGCTGTAGGTGTTTTATATGGCTCAAGAGGAGAATAGTCAACAATATTTGTATTATAGCTACCTTGCATTATTCTTCCAAGCTTCCAATTTTGATTTGTTGAAGTATATTCATTACTACTAATCTGCCAATTATTTGGAACCTGATTGTTTTTTCTGAATGTTTCAGAATCTAAAAGTAAATTAGTGTTTTTTGACTTATTCTTAGAGAATAGCAATTGTCTAATGAGAATACCCTGAGTAAACACTCTTGATATTCCCAGGAACGCACTGGTTCCAGCACCTTGCACATTTACACCAAGAAGGCCAAATCCAGCATTCTTTGCGATAGCACTATTCCTAAACGATGAAGAATCAGTCAACAAATCTGTTCCACTTGAAACATTTGGAGAAAGATTGCTTTCCCTAAAAGGAATAGAATCAAATAATACACTTGTGCTATTGGGAACGTTTGCTGCAATACCATTCGCTCTAAATAAAGCTGAATCAACAAGTAGGTTGCTATTACTCGGAACATTTGAAGATAGGTTGTCAGCTCTAAAATCTTCAGAATCTACAAACAAATTACTATTACTTGGCACATTTGCAGAAAGGTCATCTTCTCTAAATGGAACTGAGTCAAGCTCTAAGTCACTATTGTTTGGAACATTTGGAGAAAGGTTATTAAACAAAAATGGTGTAGAGTCGGTTGCTAAGTCACTTGTACTTGGTACATTAAAAGATAAGTCATCCTCTCTAAATTGAACCGAATCTTCTTCAAGATTACTAAAATTAGGAGTATTCAAAGAAAGGTCATCTATTCTAAATTGTACTGAATCAATTTCAAGATTTGTAAAACTCGGTTTATTTAAAGAGAGGTCATCTTCTCTAAATATAACAGAATCAGATTCTAAATCTGTAAAACTCGGTTTATTTGCAGATAAGTCATCTGCTCTAAATGGAGCTGAATCCGTCTCCAGGTCACTATTATTTGGTATATTTACAGAAAGGTCATCTGCCCTAAATTGAGCCGAATCTTTCTCAAGGTCACTAAAATTTGGTTTATTTAAAGAAAGGTCATCTTTTCTAAAATTAACAGAATCTCTCTCAAGGTCACTTTTGCTTGGCTTATTTAAAGAAAGGTCATCTGTTCTAAACTGAATTGAGTCATTTTCTAAATTTGTAAAACTTGGTTTATTTGCAGATAAGTCATCTGCTCTAAATGGAGCTGAATCTTTCTCAAGGTCACTAACCTTCGGTTTATTTGCCGATAAGTCATCTGCCCTAAACTCTTCAGAATCCTTTTCAAGATTAGATTTTTTAGGGAGATTATTTGATAAATCGTCTTTTCTAAATACAACAGAATCACTCTCAATATTAGAATTACTTGGAATGTTCTTTGCCAGGCTATTGATTCTTTTTTCTTTAGCTATATCATCAATATTTGGCCCAACACCATTAGCATCTTTTGATAGGTTATTGTTTCTGTAAATTTCAGAATCCTTATCAATATCATATTTTGCAGGAATATTCTTAGTGAGATTATTTCTTCTAAAAGCACTATTATCTCTTTCAATGTCACTATCCTTAGGAACATTTCTGTTGATGTCGTTCTTTCTGAACTGATTTCTTACACTCTCAGAATCTCTTAATAAATCCTGGTCCTTAGGAAGATTTTTTGATAATTCATTTTTTCTAAATGCATCTGAGGTTTCTTCAATAGAAGAAGTGTTTGATGAGTTCTTTGCTAATTGATTTTCTCTCCTAAGCCTTGATAGCTCTTCAGCATTATCGGTGCCACTATCATTATTCTTAGCAATATTGTTTCTTCTAAATGCTTCAGAATCTTTTTCAAGGTCAGCATTAATTGGTACGTTCTTATGAATATCATTCTTTCTAAATTGATTTCTGAATGATTCACTATCTCTTAATAAATCCTGCTCCTTAGGAGTGTTCTTAGAAATGTTATTACCCCTAAATGTAGGACTATTATCATCAATGCTATCAGCGAGTGATGGATTCGGTTTATTTTTAGAAATATTATTTCTCCTTATTAATTCAGAATCTTTTTCAATATCACTTGAGTTTGGTGAGTTTTTTGAAATAAGATTTTTTCTGAAAGAATCACCATCTCTCATTAACCTTTCTCTATCATCCTGAAACTTAGCTCTTGCAAGCATCGAGTTTCTAAAGTCAACAGAAATCTTTTCTAAATCAGTCTCATCAGTAATAATTTTCGCAATTAATCTATCTCTAATGATTTTCGCATCTTCCTCAAGATTACTTTCAAATGGAGTATTTTTTGACAATAAAACCTCCCTTGTCTGTGGATACAGTACATCATAAACAGTGATTGGTCTAACGATAGCTTTTGCAAGAAGTCTTTGTCTGGCATTTGCTGAGAATTCTTCATAGTATTCTTTTAGCCTCTGCTCTTGTCTCGCTGCTTCATCATTAGGGTCAAATAAAGGAAAACCGTCTTCCATCAATTAGTGTTTATTATAAATAATGAGATAAAAAAAATAGAGTTATGAAACGATTGATGTGTCGTCCACAATAATACTCTGCATATCTCTACCATTAAGTTTAAGATTAATTTCAATTTTCTTGGTTCCTCCACCACCTCCGCCTCCAGAAGTTTTAGTAAGTGCCGCAAGTGCTTCTGCAATTTTTTGAATTTGGTCTCCCATTCCACCGCCAAGCATTCCAGCCATTGCCATTGACCAAGAAAGGTCTTTAAGCATCTCAAGCTTCTCAAGGTCAAGACTATTTGCTGCAGCCTGAAGTTTTGTTAGGCCATCCGCAAATCTATCCATTCCATCAGCAGCCATAACCAATGATGCTCCAAGCGGAATCATGACAAGCGCTAAAGTTCCAAGCGTACCTATCATAGCAAACATACCAAGTAAGGTAAGTGGATTTAAAAACATCATACTTGCAAGAGAAAAGGCTATTAAACCTGGTACAGATGACATTAGTGCAGAACCCATTCCAGAAATTCCCTCCCAATTAACTTCTGCCAACTTTTGAAATGCTACACCAGCTGCTAATAAACCAACTGAAGCAATCAATAATGCTGCTCCAACCATTATTAAAGTCGCCACCCCAAGTAGTAAAAATAAAATTTGAGGACCCATCAATAACGCTCCCAATCCCATTAAACCAAGAACCACAAGAGCTAAAACTCCCACTCCCGCTAATACGCTTAGCCAATCAACTCCTGTCATAATTTGAGCAGCAATCGCAAATGGTATTAAAGAAGCTCCAACTAAAATCAAAGCAATAGCACCCTTCGCTACACTACTAAAGTTATTGCCCAAAATAGACAACCCAGTGGATAATGCTTGAAATGCTGCAACAATTAATACACCACCTAAACCTATTGGTATCATTAATGCAAGTGGTAATAATGCGGCAGAAAAAACAAGCAAGGCAGGTCCAGCTACAGCAATAGCAGCAATTCCTTTCCATATATTTTTCTTATTTCCAAAAGATGCTATACCAGAAGATAGCGCCTTAAATCCAGCTTCCAACAAAGCTCCACCTGCTCCTATTGCTATCATTAAGCCAAGAGTTGGCATCCCTGGGAGCATCAATGCAAGCGCTGGACCAGCTAATGCCGTATTACCAATTCCTTTTAACACATTTTTACCACCCATCTTAGCAAGCCCCTGAGCAAGACTTGAAAGTCCTGATTTTCCATCAGATTTTGATGTCTCTCCACCTTTTTTTGACGCATTATTAGCGCTATCTTGTATTGATGACTGTCCACCATCTTTAGAGCCCATGATTGCTCCCTTCAATTTTCCAACAATCCCTTCACCACTCGTAAATCCTTTTAGCATATTGAGCCCCATAGCAAGCTTTGGAGCGATTGCAACAAAACCTATGAGCGCAGCTGCTAAAAATTTGATTGGGCCTGGAGCTGAATTAAGAGCTTGAACCACCGATGTCAGAACATCAATAAATGGCTGAAATACTGTAAATAAATTCATAACAGCATCCTTAAATGCTGTGATACTATCATCAAATGATTGATTTTGCTTTGCCTGCTCCTCCAGAGTTGCTTGCTCATCTAACTTCTTTTGTATAAGTTGTGTTGCTTGGTCTGCCGTTAAATCTTCAAGACTACTAATCCCAGCCTTATCAAGAAGCCCACCCTCAAGAGCCTTTCCATTAACATCAACTGCATCAAGGAGCATGCTATTCATCAAGTCTTGGTCGAGGGGTTTTCCATCAGGACCAAGAACTTCTCCCATTTGCATATCAGGCATGAAATCCATTTTCTTATTATCCTCAGCATTCTTCTGAATCATTTTTTGCATTGAGTCAAGAGATACACCTGTGGCATCAGCCATAATTTGAAGACGGTCAACATCAACTGGGTCAAATGTAAACTCTCCAGTCTTCTCATCAAACTTACCAATATCACCACCCATTGTCTTGAGTATGTTCTGTAATTCTCCAGGACCCTTACGAGCAGCAGATAAAAGGTCCATTGGGTTAACTTGAGCAAATGAACCACCTGCAAGCTGAAGTTCAGCAGCCATATCCATGGCCCCCTCAATTGAGCGTGCTCTCTGGCCCATGTCAAATATTTCGTCAACATTTAATCGAAGCCTCTCAGCTTCTGCAACCATCTTGGTCAATGATTCGACTCCTCCTTGGAATCCCATCTTACGCATCTTATCAAGATTCTTAGAAACACCCTCAAGAACCTTCTTGGTGTTAACTCCAAATATTTTCGCTGTCTTATTTGCTCCCTCCATAGCCGACTTTACATCTTCAGCAGAACTACCAGCCCTCATCATCTCCCCAGCTATTGTTGTTACTTCTTTAGAAGATACCCCAGTTGCCTTCTGAATTGCAACGAAGTGTTCTGTTGCAGAGGCAAGATATTGCGTATCAGTAGTCTTAAGTTCTTCGCCAAGTTCACCCATCATTTGAAGGGTATCTTTTGTTGACATACTAAATTCAGCAGCCTTACTTGTAAGAGCTGCCATTTGGTCATACTTACCCTTAAACATAAGACCAAAATCTTTTTGAGCATCCTTGAAGAGTTGGTTGTTCTGCTTCATACCGCTCCAAATAGATTTTATTGCATTTCCTGAGTTTTTTTCAACCATGCTCCAAAGAGTCTTTGAAATAGAAATCTGATTAGTCATCTGATTTGACTGCTCCTGAACTAATTTGTTCATATTAGTCTGTGACTCTATACGTCTATCATCAAGAGCAACTAATTGTTCTTTGAGCTTAACATTGGCTGATTCTGATGTAATAATCGAATCGACCAATTGTTTTTCTCCAGACATCATATCGTTAAGGGCTTTTTGAACCTCCACAGCATCATTCATGTTGATTGGGAGTTCTCCAAGCAATGCCACAATCTCTGTATTTTTATCTAAAAAATCATCAAGATTTTCTTGAGTTAACTTTGCAGCTGATTTTTCACTCTTATGAAATTCCTCCTTTAACTTTGTTAGTTCATTAAACTCCTTAAGTTGCTCACCTGATAGCTTACCCTGGTCCTTACTTAATTCGCTTATTTTTTTGTTTACATCTTCAATACTACTTAAATCTTTGTATACTTTATCAAATTTAAGTTCTTTGATTGTTTTTGAAAACACAGATGATTGGTCAACTGAATTTTTTAAAGCATCACTAATTCCATAAGTCTTATCAATTAATGAACCTATTTCTTTTGATTGTTCTTGAATTGCTTTCTTAGAGTCATTGATTAACCTTGCCTCCTCTCTCCTTTGGGTATTAGATTTCTCTATTTGTTGTATAAAACCAGCAAATGCAACCCCAGTAATATCAGCCAATCCCTTGACCGCACTCTCTTGAGCTTTAATCTTTTTATTTACAGCATCAAGTGAGTCTTGATAAAGTTTTGCTGCTTTTATTTTATCGTCAAAATTATCTGCCACAATTCAATTTTATTATAAATAGACGAAAACAAAAAAACCAAGCTATCGCCTGGTTTAATATAATAAAATTAATGGAGTAATATAAAGAAAAAAAGCCACTCTAAATTTAGAGTGGCTTTTTTTTATTTTTTCATTATGTCATTGTATACTTTCGTTGGACTTGAAGCTCCATATTTAGCATCAAAACCTTGTTGAGCAGACTTCATCACATCCATATGGCCATAAACACGCATAGCATCCAAATGAGAGGTCTTTTCTAATATTTCTGCTGCCTCAGTAGGACTTGAAACACTCATTTGACCATTTCTAAATTGAATTGCTTGGTCAAGAGCACTTGGGCTTGGTGCATTATCTGGACTTGTCGTTCCAAACATGGCACCAAGAGATAAGAATGTTGGAACTCCGAAAGGAACGAAAAAACCCCAAAACATACTTATTCCATAAGACTTAAGTAATCGTTCAATTTCAGTAGGGTCAAGGCTTCCGTAAATCATATACATTAGCCCGAAGTATGCAAAAAAAGCAAGTGCTGAAAATCTAATTGGAATCATCCAATACCACAAATACAATAAGGTTAACAATTTTTTGATTACGGTTTTCATAACATTTTTATTTATTGGTTCTATCTTGTTATACGCAAGATATTTAAAAATGTTTCAAATTTTCTGATAAAATATCTTTTATTATACTCCTAACACTTGAGGATTCGGCAAATTTCATCTTTGCAGCTGTTCCAGATTTTGGTGCAGCCGACTTTTGGGCTGCAGCAGACTGACCCTCTTGCTCTTTTACTCCAAGAAGCGCTTTTAGCCTATCTTTAATCATCTGCTTAGCAATCGTGTCCTCAACATCAAAAATGCCCTTTTCAGCCCCAGTTTTTCTAACTCTTCTAACCATTGTGTTTACAAAGCTCTTCAAGAAACTCTCGATGCCATTTAATGCATTAACTATATCTTTATCAAGATTTTTAACATCAACTTTTTCATCTTTTCCGATTATAGATGCAAGAAAATTATAATTAGCTGGAGCTCCTGATAATACACCATTGTCTTTGGCTGACTTAATTTGTTTTATGTATGAGTTAATCCACCCTTGCTGCAATAATCCAATGATGTTATTATACTCATTCTGAAGTGCTGGTGTTGGAAAGTTAAAATAAATACTTGTCTCTGAACCGCCTTTTCTTGGAATTTTATCAATACCGAGAAAAGAAAGATTAGATAATTCATAACTAACCTGCTTCTTAGAAAGGTCTGCTGGTGTTTCTTGAGGAATTTCCCCTTGTTTCTCTACAGTCTTTTTACCATACTCAGTATCATCTGTAACCATCACTTTAACAATAGGAGAATTAAACTTCAATCCAAATGAATTTGTAAATAAAGCAGGAACCCTGTTATTACTCAGTGTTGTAAGCTGGATAAACTCTCCTTCGTTATTACCCCTAATTGCTGACCACTTAAGTGGAATCCTAAATTCCTCTCCCGTAGTTCCATTTTTTATTCTATATTCAAAATTTGAGCTTGTTTCATCCAACCTCTTAAGAACAGTAACCTCATGGGCAGTACCATCCTCCATTTCCATTATAATTTTTCTTCCAGGAATTACAGCGATAATGTTAAATTTGAACTGGTTTTGATTCATAGTCTGAATATTCTTAAATCCAAGAATTGTTTCAGATTCATTTGTTGTTCCATTAACAAAATAGTGTGGACTTGGGAGCCAAGTGCTATCTATAAATTTGCCACCATTGAAATAAGCCTTGTTGCCATTCTTCACGCCAAACTCAGCTTTTATAAAAGCTCTACCACCAAAATTTCCTGAATACCAGTTTTTGCCCACAAATCGGTCAACACCCCCCTCTTTAATTTGCATCATCTCAGCAATAAAATCAGCATTAACCAACCACTTAAGACCTGGGCTATTCCAATCTTGATTTGTAAATGCAGCATATCCTGGAAGAGGCTTTTCAACAACACTTCCAGTAGACTTAAATTCTACACTCCAGTTTGGATATATCTTTACGACATCATCTTCATACATCAATCCGCTGGCATTCAAGTTTCCTCTATCACCAACCTTTGGCTCCTTCTTTTTTCCAAAACCAAAAAGCTCTTGGAAGATAGCATCATTGCTCTCTCTTAAGTTCTGAAGATTTTTAGACTGGTTATTCATCAAAAAGGTAGTTTTATAATAAATAGGTCTTTTTTTTAAATAATCTCTTATCTACCCCCACCTTTTGACTTAGCTTTTGCAGCTCTATGAGCTTTCTCTTCCGCCTCCTTCTTCTTGGTCAGCTCTTCATTTATTCTATTCAATAACCACCTTCTCTCGGTAACAGACATTTTCTTTGCATATTCAAGACTAACGCCCTTCCCATAGTAAGATACCAAGAAGCACTCCTCTTCGACATTCTCCCTAAACGATGCTGGAAATGATAGGAAACTGTGAGCACCTCCCATATTATAGCTATTATCCTTACCACAAGAACTACAGTTGTGTCGAATAACCGCATCAACTCCAGGTATAGCTTTCTCAAGAAATTTTTTGACTCTTCTTATCTCAGGCAACTTCATCTTCCTAATTACTTGAGCTATAATATTTTTGTCCTCACATCCATTTATAGATTGAGTCATATATATTATTCTATCCAAACCGCTTACCTTAGCCCTTGTCATTCCAACGTCTTCAAAATAAGTGAGCGGCTTGAACATGAACACAAGCTCTGTTCCATCCAGGAGCATTGGTATGAGACCATTTTCTGGAGCCACAACAATGTCCTTCATCTGAAATGCCGATAGCCTAACGGGAACTTCTTCCTTAAATCCGCAGTGAGTGCAGTCAAATTCTAAGTCAAACTTATCTCCATATGCAAATGAGCGAAGAAATAGGCCAATTGCCTGAACATCTCCCGCCAGCAATTCTGTCGGCTTTACATTCTGCTCTACAAGAATATTCTTGAGAACAAACTCCATAGCCTTCCCAGATTCCACAAGAAATTCACTGGTGAGGAGATTTTCCTCAACATAAGTCAGTTGATTTAGGAGGAGATAGTTTTCTTTGCTTGGATAAAAAAGGCCTCTTGAGGGTATGAATAACATCTCAAAAGGCCTCTCTATGTGTTTATCCTTTTTTTCTTGCTGGATTAATGCAGAAAGCTTTCTTACTTCATCTGTATTCTCACTAAACTTTTTGCTCAGCTCATCAACAGATTCCATAAGTTTGTTGGCATCCTTATTGCCTTCTACTACCTTCTTTAAATCATCAATAGACTTAATTATATTATCCTCTTGATGATTATCTGACATATTAATTTTCTAAATCTGGATAGAACAACTTAGGCGTAATTGGAATATCTCTTGAATCAACATGACCACAGTTTGGACAATCGAAATCATAAGAAAGGTCCAATCCTGGTTCAATTCTCCTAACGTACTCTCTGAAGAAAGCAGAATCCTTCATAGGCATAATGCTAATGAATTTTTTGATGTGCAACTTATCCCTATTACCATTAACTTCCATAATTTGCATTACATACTTCTCGGTAATAAGTTTTGAAACTTTGACTCCACCAGCACTATTACCCTTAGCTTCAGATAATTTAGATAACCTTTTCTCGTCTTTACCTGTAAGAAGTCTGAATTTGATATTTGCCTTAATTATAGGCAGTTGAACATCATACTCACCTGCTGAATCTGGCATAATCTCAAGGTCCTTAGACGAAAGTCTATCAAGGTCAATAACTGGCGTATGCGCCTGACCACAAGATGGACATGAAATCTCCCCTGGAACGTAATCTGTTCCAAGACCAGTTTTTCTCATTTCAATTAAAAGAAAGTTTCTGTCGCCAGAAAGCATATCTTCTGGTCGAAGGTCTTTATCCATAACAGCTTTATCAAGAAGAACATCCAATACTCTACCTGACTTAATTAGGTCTGGAGAAAAAAGAATATCATCTTCCTCAGCAGTAAGATACTTAAGTGTTACAGAAGATTTATTATTTTGGTAAAATACACCCTTTGAAGGTAGGCTTACAGTTTCTGTTGGAACCTGGAATTCTGTCTCAAGATACTGTTGAGGGATATTGTGTTCTTTAGCTATATCTTGAGCAGTTCTCTCAACCCTCTCAGTCACATTCGAGCTCTCTTCTTCGTTGGTGGGAATATTTGCTCCGACATTAACTGGTTCAGGTCTTTGATTTTTTTCGGAGTTACCTCCTAAAACGATTGGTTCGTTATCCATATTTATTAGTTTTATGATTTCTAATAAATATAATGGTAAAAAAAAATAAAGTAAATAGAAAAACTTTTTTTGTTTTCCTTATGTTTGAGATTGAACCTGGCTCTGTGACACACTTTGTGTCTGAGACTGCTCATCAGATTGAGGTTGATTTTGTTGCATCTGCATAATGGCAAGTTGTGACTGCTTAGCCATTTCAAGTTCTTTCTTGGATAGTTCAAGTCTGTCCCTGGTTATATCCATCTTTGTAATCCTTGCTTTTTTTTCATCTGGGTCAAGACCGCCAACTCTCACATCATTTTGCCTAAACTTTAGCTCAGCTTCAAGGGCCTTGATTTGCTCTTCATTAGACTTAATCATTTCCTTGCTAAGCTTTACTGGGTCTTCTCCAATTTCTTGCATAACCCTATACACCTCTTCTCTTATTATATTTCTAAGTGAATCATTCATTTGTCAACAATTTTTTAAATCTAATCTTCTGTTCTTTATAGTCATTTTTGAGCTCATATTCCCAAACTCTCTCTAACTGAAAACCTCTTCCTTTCGCCAGAATATCTTTGAATACATCATTTCTCATATTCCTCAACTGCATCTTATTTAAGTCCTTAGACTCATATATAAGTGGATTTCCATGGAAATAATCTCCATCTATCTCAATTATCATATTTTTAGATGGTATGTAGAAATCAAATATCTTGTTTTCAATAATCTTTTGAGTTTCAAATTCCACACCCAACTCATTCATCATACTGGCAAATATTCTCTCTGGCTCTGTCATTTTATTTGACATCTTATTGGCCATCCTAATAAGTTTTTTCTCCTTTTTTAGCTTTGCCGCAGCTGGATTGGCACTTGCTATGGTTTTAGCCATTGCTTTTTTTACCAACTTACCATATAAACTTTTCTTTGGCATATTATGCAAATCCTATTGCAGGCAAAGCTGTCTGCATAACGGCAAGCGCTTTTTCCCCAAGTTCTGCACCCTTTACTCCAGTAAGTAATCCTGGGTGAGCAAGTCCTCCTGCAAATAAAATAGCAACACCACCCATAAAAATACCATCCGCAGCCTTATGAAGTTGCTCTGGAGTGGCATTCGGCATAAAAGGCTTCAAAGCCTTCTCGATTACAGAGATATATTTATGATGAAGCTTTTCTCCAGCCTCTGCAGTCTTTCCTCCCCACTTCTGAAGCCATGCGGAATCCATTTTCTTGCCTATCCACTGAGAAGCTTTTCCTCCGTATTTCAAAATTGCTGGAGCTGATGCGGCAAGACCAAGAAGACCCCCTTCATTAAGTTCTCCCTCATCCATGCATTCAAAAAACTTTGCCTCATTAAATGTAATCTCATTTACTTTTCCCTCTTGAATTGGTTGACCCCCTGGTTGTGCTGATGGCTGTCCAGCAACTGCTCCATCTTGATTATCATATACGCCTGGAGCGTCAATCACGCCATCCTTATCTCCAGAATTTTTTGCAAAATTAGCAAGAAGTCCAGGTAGCTTATTAATCATGGTTTGCATAGCCTGGTCCATTGTGGCATCAATGTTTTGCGCTATTTTTTGGTCTCTCTGCGGGTCTGCAGCAACTTGTTGCTGAGCAGGAGCTGCAGGAGCTGTTGGTGCCTCATTAATTCTATTCTCAATAAGATTTTTCATCTTATTAAAAGACTCTTCTATTAACTTCTTTTTGTTGCTCATATAAATAACTTTCTAATAAATATGGAAGAAAAAGACTTTTATTTGAAGAAAGGTCTGTTTTTTGCAAAAAAATAGAATATATACAATAAAGAGACAACCCACATAAATCTATCTTAAAGCATGAAAAACATCTTAGCAAAATTTAATGATGATTCAATAGAGGTAATCAAAGAATTAACTGAAGACAACAAGAAGTTTACTGGATTAATTGAAAAACTACAAAATTCAATAAGTATTATAGAAAACAAGGTAGAATTATCAAATTTTTTAACTCAAAAAATAAAAAAATAACATGGCAAGTCCCGATAGTAATATTATAATTTTACAGCAATTGCAAAAGATGGAAGATAAACTTGACAACTTAGCTACAGCGCTTCATGATACAAATCTTGAAATGACTCGAATAGGAGGGATGAAACATGCTCTTCAGGACTTAAAAAATTGGAAAGAGAATGTGGAGAGCGTTGTAAATCCAGAAGACTTAAGAGAAATGAAGAGGGCTCTTCAAGAAATTAAAATTTCAAGCGAAGAAATAGATAGGCTTGAGATTGAGCTCAAGGAAATTAAATTAGAAAAGGCAAAGGATAGATTAGAGCTGGAGGACTTAAAGACTTTTAAAATCAAAGCAAAAACAGTTGTTGCCATATTAACCATCATATTTTCTACCGCTATAACAGTTGTTGGCTGGTTTGCTTCTTAGACGCTTTCTTAGCCATCTCATCAACCATTGTAATATATCTGGTGCTATTTCTCTTGACGTGAAAAAAAGTTACGTCAAATCCTATAATTGAATTTATTGCTTTTTCCCAGGCATCACGATTTTCTACTGGGTTTAATTTGCTATTCAGCCAACCATTTGAATTCCACTTATCATACCACCTATCCTTAAAGCAATTAATTACATAAGCACTATCTGAGTATAAAATCACCTTCTCACCAGCCTTATAACTCCTAAGTGCCTCAAAAGCTTCTGCAACAGCAATTATTTCCATCTCCTGATTAGTGGTTCCATTTTTAGAATCAGAATTAGACAACACAATCTCCATATCTTTGCCATCTTCTTGGTCAAGAACTACATAGGCCCAACCACCTACTCCATAAGCAATCCCGTTATCTCTTAGATTTTCTTTGCAAGCTCCATCTGTATATATAGTTATCATTAGCTAAAATCCTTTAAATTAATTGATTCTATATCTTTACTCATCTTTCTTTTCTAAAATTGTTATATCTAATTTCCATTCTTTCTGACTTCTCTGGCTCCAGGTCTCAAAACAAGATTCAACATAAAGTTTCGCATCCTCTTCTGTGATTCCGTTCACCTTTGCAAGGTGTCCAAGAGCTTCATCAAATTTTCCATTAATTTGAGCAAGCCCTATGTGCTTAACTTGATGGCAACTTGGACAAAGAGCTATTAATCCACCAAGAGTTTGCTTACACTCAGTATCATCATACTCCCAAATCTCGTGACACTCCACTGGGTGCTTCGGTCCCTTTCCAGAACATATTTCACACCTATATCCAGCTTTCTTGTAACATTCTTTTCTGAGAACATCCCACTCTTGAGTTGTCACATTACTCCTTACATTACTATACCAAGCTGTACTTGGAACTAATTCAATTGTTAACTTCATCTTTATAAACTTTTTCTCCAGTTGGCATATCTATCCAATACTCTCTTATATTGGGGTCTTTTTTTTCTACCCTTCTTGTTGTATAGGTTGTGACCACATCTCTAACTACTGTAAATAATTTCTCACATTCATCACATTCATATTCATAATCATCCTGACTAAAGTGACAAAAATTTTCTGGATGTTCTGCCTGTTCTACTCCGCAATGAGGACAGTATACAGAATACGCCTCTATTGACTCTGCTGGTTCTTTATTCATCTACTTATTTTTACTAATATCTTTATCAACTCTAACTATCCTTGTTCCTCTCTTGAAATTTATGTAACCTTTCTCATTCTTAACGAATTCAGCTACATAGATTCCATTTGTAGCAAGAACTGGTAGAAGGTCTTGGACTGTTGGTTCAAATGCTCTAAGTGTCGTGAAACTAATTCCATCCCCAACTTTCATCGTTAAATATTCCTTTCCAGTCTTGCCCTGCATTAACCTAAATGTTTCCACAACAAAAATGTAGTAGTCATTGTCGTCAAAATTAATCACAGTCTCAACTGGCTTACTTCTCCTTGCCCTTTGGTTTACATCATTCTTAATATCGAGCACATACTTAATTTTTTCAAGGTCAAAATTACAAACCTCGATAAAATCCAACCTCTTTAGCGCTTCTGATGTTGGAGGATATTTGTTCTCCTCTTTTTTAACTGGTATGTCAAACGCTGGGTCATTCATATCAAATAAAACACCTTGATTTGCTGGAACTTTTTTCTTTTTTTTCTGCTTAAGAGCCAATAACTGTTCTCTTGAATCGCCCCAATCATCAAAAACTCCCGCCTTAAGACATGCTGTGAATGCTCCTTTGTTAAACTTACTAAATGGCAATCTCATGAATGTACTCATATTGATTGTCTCAAGTGTTTTTTTTGGCTTTCCACTATCCACTGGAATGTCTGCTATCAATTGAACCATTTCCTCATAAGCAATTGGACCAAGGCCATTAATTCCAGAAAATCCAATTGATATTTCATGCTCGCCAGTCATTGTCCATTCCCACCCAGACTTTCTTGAAGGTCTCTTGATTACAATTCCCTTAGACATTGCTGAGGCAATTGCAGACGCAATCCATTGTTGCTGCTTTTCTTTTGTGCCAGATTTTGGGTGATTTAATAATGCTGTATAAAACTCTGTAGGATAGTAGTGCTTCAAATATAGAGTTTGCATTGCAAGATAGCTATATGATAATGAGTGACTCTTGTTGAATGAATATCCAAGATACTGAATAACCCAATCCTTAATCTTATCAACCTCACCTTTATCATAACCCTGCGCAGCAGCTCCATCAAGGAACATATTCCAATACTGTTGGAAACCTTTCCAATTCGAGTTATTTTCTTCTTCTGGAGTTAACTTTTCCCCAGCCGAGTGTCGAGCAATAATCCTACTCGCCTTATCCATGTATCGTCTAAGATTATCTCCCTTACCAAGGCCCATTCCACCAATCTTGTCAGCAATGAACATTAGTTGTTCCTGGAATACAAGTACTCCATTTGTCTCCCTAAGAATAGGCTCAAGAGCTGGGTGAACCAAGTTAATTTTTTCAGGATTAAATTTATTCATGATGAACTCTTCGTGAGCGCCAATACCCATTGGTCCTGGACGATATAGTGCATTACAGGCAACAAGTTCTTCAAACCTTTCAACTTGCATGCCTCTAATTAAGTTGTTCATACCATGGCTCTCAAACTGAAATATACCATGATTCAAACCAAGCCTAAGTTCAATAAACAAATTATCATCTTCAAGGTCAACATAATCAACCTTATCAGATATGTCGATTCCCTTATTTTTCTTCACAATCTCAATCGTATCTTTAATTACATTGAGCGTTTCAAGTTTAAGTCTGTCTAATTTTAGAATTCCAAGAGCTGACAAATCCTTTCCAGACTTATCCGCCTCTTGAAATGCTGTAACTATATTTTCATTTGATGCAATTATGTTTGTCGGAACATAATTCCAAGATACATCAGGAGTGATAACTATACCAGCAGCATGCTGTCCAATTCCTCTAATATTTCCCTGCAGCTTAAGAGCTACATCAATCATTTCTTTGTTCTTTGGGTCTCGAATCCAACTCCTAACTCTTGGAGTACACTCTGGCTTATCTGGCCACGTTTCAAACCAATGCTTGAGTGTATCATTGTATTTGAGGAAATCTGGCATTTCATCAGTAACAGCAAATACATCAGAGCCAAATCCAGTTGCCTCCTTGCCTTGATATGCTCTAACAACGTCCTTGATTGTATTCTTCTCAGAAAAAGTACCAAATGTACCAACAGACATTACACGTTCCTTCCCATATTTTTCAATTAAAAACTGATTTGTGATGTCATCAGTTCCAGTCATAAAATCTATGTCAATATCAGGAGGTGAATTTCTCTCTGGGTTTAGGAATCTCTCAAAGTATAAGCCAAATCTTATTGGGTCAATCTTAGTAATGTCAAGACACCATGATAACAGCGAGCCAGCAGCTGAACCACGAGCAGGACCAATATCATAACCCCTGTTTCTGTAGTAGTTTATAATCTCCCAGTTCACAAGAAAGTAATCAAGCATCTTCTTAGATTCGATGACTTCAAGCTCATAATTAAGGCGGTCAACATAATCCTTAATTTTATCATCTGTCATTTCAACAATACCATTTTCCTGATACTTCTTAATCTTCTTCTTTAGTTTTGCAAAGGCAAGTTTTTTAATAATCTCATCCGACTTTTCAGTACCAAAGTATTTGACAACATCTTCAGTGGGCTCATACCTTGGATATTTTTCAACACCAGTCTCGAATTCAAAATTACACTTCTCAGAAACTTTAAGTGTATTGTTCATACATAATTCAAGGAATGTATCTGGATAGTTAAAATCATACTTAGAATTCATCTGCCTAAAATCTTCACTCCCAAAATACCAAAGCTCTCTATTTTCCTTCAGGGAGCAGTTAGACATAGGTCGATGCTGCTTAATTGATGTCACAATGTCTTGTAGAACAGAGTCCTCTTTAGATGGATAGTAAGTATCATTGCTTAACACTGGCATGATATTATACTTCCGCATCATCTTAAGCAAGAAGTTATTATACTGTTTTTGATTGGCGAATTTACTAAATTTTAATTCTATTATGAGGTCATCTCCAAACTCGGACCTCATCATGTTTACATAATTTTCTGCATCATTTTCTTTTCCTCTCAACACCATACTTGCAAGTTTGCTATCAAGACCTGATGTAGACACAAGAAGACCTTCTTTATATTTCAAAAGCCAATCAGTAGTTATTCTCCCCTCTTTCTTGTAGTAGCCTTCTGTATTTGCAAGATACAGCAGGTGATTTAAGTTGCTATACCCAGCTTTATCTTTTATGAATATCTTAATTTTAAAATTATCGCCCTCAATAGCTTTATCTTCAAACGCCCCAATATTATCATTTAATAGCACTTCAATCCCAAAAACTGGTTTAATACCCTTGGACTTGCACTTGTTAAAAAATTCGAATGTTCCAGATAAAGTTGCATTATCAGTTATGGCCATAGATGTGTGACCAAGTGATTGAGCTATTTTTATGTACTCATCAACAGAGCCAGCCCCTTCAAGTATTGAGTGAAAAGTGTGAAGCCCAAGCGGAACCATCGGAATAGAGCTATTACTCTCAGATTTAGATGGAGTATTGCTTTCTACAAATTCAACAAGTGATTCTGTGCTAACCTCACTATCACTTTCTTTAAACCCAAGAACTCCTATTTCTTGTAATTTAAAGAAACACCTTGCTAATGCAGTAACATCCGCAAGTGCATCGTGCGCATCTTCAAATCCTCTTCCAAAAAGCTTTTCATGAAGCTCAGCCATTGATGGATACTTAAACCCACTTCTTCCCATCTTGTTTGGCAAGCCAACAAATTCTGTTGTGCTTGTCATGGTATCAATATGCAAGATGTCTGGGATGTAATTATGCATCCCCTCTCTCAATAGCTCACACCCAACCACATTTTCATCAAATGTAATGTTGTGTGCAATAAGATATTTACTATTCTTTACAACTTGTGCAAATTTTTGAAGCGCTTCCCTAAGAGGTACTCCTTCGGCTTTGGCTCTCTCATTTGTAATTCTATGAATCTTAATGACATCATCAGGAATGACATAGCCCTGAGGCTTAATGATTAGATTCTGAGAATCTATTTCTACCCCATTTTTGTCGAAGACTTTCCATGCAATCTGAACCATTCTTGGCCAATTGTTGAAGTCTGTTATGGGTGCGGAGAAGCTCTTTGCCTTACCAGTTGTTTCGGTATCAAATACTATATACATTTATTTCCAGTTTATTTGTCTCTAATTGGAAGATTGGAGCTCCCACAAGTAATTAACTGTAAAAGTATATTAAAAAAAAAGTGAATGCAAATAAATTGACAAAAAAGTTTATTCAGAAATTAATAGTTCTCATAATCAGCTTCATAATCTTGCTTGGTCATTTGAATTTTTTTCTTTATTTCTTCCAAATGTTTTTCCATTAATCTACAACTTCTCCTGGCATCTGTACCAGCTGATTTAACCTTATTTGGTCCAAGAAATTTCTTTACCCTCTTGTCAAACTTTTTAAGCTCTTCAAGAAGGGCAAGAACCTCTTGTTTAATTTCGTAGTGGTCATTAATATTCCAGCCTTCGTAATAGCCTCTATCAATCATGTTATTGCCTTTTTCTGTTTCTCAAGAATTTCTCAATATCATTCATCAACTCCTCGTTGTCTTTCCCAAGTTGATTAGAACCGTCAATTAATGGATTTGACTTAGGAGTTTGAATTACCTCTTCTTGTATCACCGTTTTTCCAGCACCTCTTTTTATGAGCCCATCATTAATGCTATTAATTAACTTTTGAGATTCAGACTTCATAGAATTACTTCTCTTGATTAATGCATTATCTTCAACCTTTGGCTTATGGACCTTTGATTCATCTTCTCCAAGTAATTCAATAAGCATTCTATCTACATACTTATCAGATGCATGTTGAACCTTTCTAAATTTAGACTCAGCAATTGGGGCTGCCTCTTCTGGAGCCGCCTCAGCTTCTGCTCCACCAACTTCCCCTCCAACATCAGCACCAAAGTCAAGCTCTGCGGCATCACCGAAGCCTCCTCCGAAGCCTCCGCCTCCGCCTCCACCAATATCTCCGCCCTCTTCTGCGCCTTCACCACTTTGTTGAGCTTTCATCATTTCTTCAGCTCCCTCAATTTCAAATTTATCATCAAGGTCTCTGAAAAGTCCAATCTTCTTATACATTTCAACAGCACTGTCAATTTCAGCAAATATTTTCTTCTCAACTTTTTTCTGCTTAAGAATAAGTTTAATCTCATTCTTAGAAAAACCAAGAATATTTTCCATCGCCCAAACATAAGATACAGGAGATGTTGCCTCTGCAGAGAACATTTCCTTGAATACCTCAAGCCTTGCCTTCATTGTCTCCAACTTAAGCAATTCCTGTTGAGTAGATGGATTGTTAAGTGTAAGTGTAAAATTATCTATCTCATCTTTAAACCCATTAAAATAAAGATGAATATTCGCAATCCTCTTCAGTTCCGCAAGTATAGCTTGCTGAATCGTATTAATTGTACGAGCAAATCTAAGGTCTTGCTGAGAAAGTGTTGAACCTCCTGGTAGGGACTCTCCATAATTCAAGTAATTTTTAGGAACCTGAAGAGATGCAAATAATTTATTTTGAAGATATTCAATATCTTGTATGTCTCCAAGATTTGATGCACCTGGGAGGGTTTCAATCCTTGATGACCTCTCAGCTCTCATAGGAATGAAGTAATCCTCAGTTACGTTCATTGGATTATACTTCAAGTTGATATTGCCAGTTCTCTGGTCAACTATCGGCTGCTTCTTAAGTTGAATCTGAAATTGTTGTATAAACTGAGCAACGTCTGCGTGTTCAAGATTACCTACGTCAATGTAAAATACTCTTCTTTCTGGAGCTCTTGTAATACGATACACAAGCATTGAGTCTTCAGCAAGTTGAAGTTGTTTCCAAAGTTTTCTTGCTGGGTCAAGAATTGAGCGTCCGTAAGGAAGTTTTCTTGTATCCTCCAAAAGTCTAAAGTGAGCAATCTGCCAATCTTCAAAATAATCTCCAGTGGTATCCCACCTAAATCTTATGTTATCGGTTTTGCCTTCATACCCCTCTTCTCTGTGAATTTCTTCAGAAGGCAGTGCCATTATATCATAAATTCCCTCATTCTTGTCAATTTGTAGATGAAGAAAGAAATCTCCATACTTTAACAAATCTCTAATCCATAATTTAAGCGCAAAATCAATGTCAAGTCTGTTGTAGAAAAGGTCTTCAAGAACAGTTTTTACTCTTGAGTTTTCAGAAAATATATCAAGAATTTTTCCTTTTTCCCCCCTGGTGATGCACTCATCTCTTATAATGTTAAGTGCAGCTGCGATTTCTGGCGACATATCCATCGCCCTAAAGTCGTTGTAGGCAGAAATTCTATCTGTATCGTAATAAATAGTTCTTGTATACAGGTCATGAGCAATTTTATTAACTTGCCAATCTAAAAACTGCTGCTGAACATGTTCAATATTATTATTTTCACGCTGACGTAACCCACCGATAGTATTTTGTACAACGCCTGGATTCTCTACCTGCGGTGTTCTACGCTTATTTTTATTGATGGCGTTATTAACGCCACTGAAAATACTTAAGTTATTTTTATCTTCTCCCGCCATTTATGTGCATTTTTATAAATATATGTATTTGACTTTCTAAATTAAATAGTTATCCCAAAAGCCAGCTTGTATCGTCTAAGTTGTCATCACTACCACCAATATTGATGTTATTCGTTCCGTTGAAGATATATAAACCACCCCCACCCTTAGGAATATCAACTCTCTTATTTGGATTGTTCGTCTCTGTTACTTTTCCAACAGTCGAACTGGCATTCAACATCATTGCGTTGAGCATGCTCTTGTACATTTCTGTGCTGGCAGTAACATTTTCAAATTCAGTATCTCTTATGTACAATGCCAAGCCAAGAGCCAGAATAAGGTCATCATTAAAACCTGGTTCGTGCTCAGGCTTATCCCCATTCATGACAAATGTTTGAAACTCTGCCATTAATCTCTTGGAGTGAAGAATAAGAGAGTTTTCTCTCATGTGTTCAATAATGGCCTTGACAAGAAGTACCCTGTTTTTTCTTGATGTCTGGAATCCTGGTATCTCAGTTCCTTCATTAACTTTATATGAATGATGTCTAACGTGTATGTCTTTGATATTTTTAGAAAAATATAACCTGTTTCTTGGATACTTGAATTTATCTCTTATATCGAAACAAACACCGAGACCAAATGAGTTTGCCTCAATTACAACATAGGCCATGTTATACATTCTCGCTATGTGATTAATTACAAAAGGAAACAAGTCTGGAGAAATCTTTTCTCTAAATTCAGCAACCTGCTCAAGAGTGTCAACATCAAGAATTTGTATTGTCGAGTAATCTTGTCCATCACCCCTGGCAACATCGGCCCCTAATATATATTGCCTGCCTTCTTCTGGTAATTTGAATATGGCCATATTCGTAACGTCACTAATTAAACTCGCAAAACTAAGTGGATTATCTTTTTCAAGATAATCAAATCTCATGTAACCCTCCACCTTATGGTCATCCATGACTCTTGTGTGATATTTAGTTACAAGTTGAGGGTCTACCGCAAGTCTCTTAGACCCTTCAAATGAAAGGTCAAGCTCTTGGGCAATTTTAACGGAATCCCAATTTAATCTCTTACACTGAGATTCATACCAAGGACTCCACGCAACTTTTTCTCCACTTGGATTTAACTTATACTCAAGACCATCAATACTATTGGGATTTTCGGTCCAATGAACCATGGTCCCCTCAAAGTCATTCTCATTATTAACAGCATCCACCCAAGTCTTGTAATATAAGTTACCAGTACCATTTGGAGTAGAAATCATTATACACTTACCTCCAGTCTGAGAAAGGGCCATACCAGCTCCCATCCAAATTGCCTCATCATCCTTAATAAAGGCAGTTTCATCAAGAACCAACATTGTAAGTGAATCTCCACGACCAGCATTCGGACTTGATGCCTTAGCTTCAGCGTATGAGTTATTTGAAAAGGATATTTTCTTTGTGTTGTTTTGTTCAATCTCATCTGGCTTTAGCCACACTGGAGTATGCTCAATAAACTGCTTAACAGTTTCAAGGAATCGAATAGCTCCAGCACCATCGTTGGCAATGATAAGAATCTTCTCATCATATCGAAACAAGAGTCTCCAAGCAACGTACCCAGCAGTAATAACTGATAGACCTGTCTGTCTCGACTTAAGAATTATACTATTTTGATATTTATGAAATTTTCTAAGACACTTATTTTGATATTCAAAACAAGTCATGGGAGTGACCATTTTTTCTTTCGCATTAAATACATGCCCATATGTATTCATATAATACACAGGGTCTTTTGCACACTTCATGTACTCAAGCATTTTTTTATCTACCATACTTATTGTTTTTACATAAATAGGGGTAAAAAATGCGTTTTTCGAAATTACAGGCCTATATAGATGTTTGTGTCAAGTTCACTAAGTGGTTTGACAATAACACTGTCTGATATAAATATAACAGAAGTTTCATTGTTTTTTGCATACAATTGATAGTCGCCAGTTGTAGATGCTGACCAATCTGCCGTAAAAATGCCCCTATCTGCGTCTGTCAATACTACGTTAACTGTAATGCCAGTGTATGAAACACCATCTCTATACATGGCTATGTCAAATGTGGCTCCAGTAACAGGGATGCTGTCTTGGTTAACAGATAGTATCTGCTCATATACGGTTTGTCCTGTTCCAATTGTCATGTTTGATTTTTTCTATAAATAGAATTGTTTATTTTTTTCTTTTTTTTCTTTTTTCAAAGTACTGGTCCTTCAAGTCTTTTTTAGCTTGAGTATAATTCCAGGCATCAACTGCATGCTGCTTTTGATTAAAGAAAAAATTAAGGACTTTACTAAATCTTATTCCAGACTTATTCAAATCACCATCAATTTCTAACTTACCAATCGTTGCTGATACAGAGATGTTTTTTTCAGTGAAGTGCGTATCCTCTTTTGCAGTAAACATATCTTCAAGAATTTCTCCATTAACATTCCACCCAAGGTCAAGACTGTATGCTATTTCATAAAGCATATGCCCAATTGCCGCTCCAAATCCATCTAAAAGTCTCCACCAAAACTTGAAGAAGGCCTTCCAATCCTTCAGTGTTACTGATAACCAAATTGCATACCCAAGAGAATATGCTGTTCCAATTGAAAACATTAACACGCTCACAAGGCATGCCCAAATTAAAACCCAAATGCCAATAAAAAACTCTTTCATAATATTTTTTCTTATAAATAGTTTGAAATTTATGGTGTCAACTTAGAAATTATAAACATTCTAATCGTAACTGTATCATTTGTTCCTGGCACAAAATTATCTAACCTTGAATAATTGGAAGCCATAACATCTTGAACCAACTTACAAGGATTACCCTCACTATCTTCTTTCGTTCCGTATTCATAATAATCTGATATTCCATTTGCAACTTCTTTCATGAAAGGTATTGCATCAGACTCGGCATCACTTACATTACTTAAATCTTCGCTGGTCATAATTATTAGCCCAACTACTTGTACTATCAAATTATTTATTAAATTTTGTCTTCTGCTCCTGCCCTCATTTCTTGCTGCCATTGGTTCATAAAACTTTTGGGTTATCTTAGAATCTAAATCTAATGAACCGTCCAGGCGATACCATCTTCGAGTAACAGTTCTTGAACCTACGTAACCATCAGGTTTCATAAAATATTCAGCCCCATATTTTAATATTGGGTTTGAATAGTCATATTCTGTAAATCCAAGTTGATTTTGTGATATTTCTAAATGCTCAAAATACTCACACTCAATAAGCCATCCATAACTATCAAAAACGTATTTTGCATGAAGTCTACCGTCAATCTCTTTTTTATAGTCAATTGATTTAGGAGTTAAAAACGGATTTGATATTCCACGAGTCTCTATGGCATCAATTGACAATAAATTATAAATCTTAAAGTAATTATTATCATCCTGCTCTTCTTGTGTTAAAACTTCATCTCTCAATTGTTTTTCGACCAAAAAATGCTTTGCTACAATTTTTTTTTCTTCTAACATTAAAGATTCCCAATCTGTCTCATCATAAACATGCTTTATTTGTTTACACTTTTCAAATTTATGACCATATTTTTGCCAATTCTCTATAGAGGTTATATTAGTGTAACCAACTTCTTCAGCATTAAATGTTATAATTATTGGCTCATTACCTTCTAATTCATCACTTGACCAAGAGTTGATGTCAATACCTACAACCCCTCTACCTTGTATATTATATCCGTGTATATATTTTCTCATATCCTAATAAATTTATATTGACAACCTATCTGTTCTTAATAGCGTAAAGTGTCTGTTTGTTGAAGTGGCTGTTGCCGCATCAGTTCTCCACCTGATTTCAACAGTTGAAGTTGTTGTTATTGTAAGTGGAAATCCAGCTAAGTCAACACCAGCAATAATATTTGCCTGAACACCCCCTCTTTGCCAAATTCTTTCTGATGCGACCACTTGTGTCCCATTAACATAAATTGAAATCCAAATATTCGAGTTAGTTGAGTTATGAGAAAGTGAAGTTCCAAAGTTAGCTAAATATTCACCAGTTTGAACGTTAGTAAACTGAAGAGAAGTCATCAAGACATCTGTTGCGGATGTTGTACTTAAACCACCAGAAACAACCACCTTATTTGTTATTAAAGAGTCTGTCTTAAGTGCATTGTTATTGTACTCATTAAGCGTTAGATGGTAGTATTGATTCGCTTGACCACCTTGTAAGCCTGATAAATCGTTGTGGGACTGAATAGAATAGTCTATTATTTTTTCTGCAGACCATATATCAGAATTAGTTAATCCACTGTCATTAAACTTATATCCAGAACTAATTATTGATTGTCCGCTATAGGTTAATATTTCACTATTAGTGAAACCAGTATTATTTGTACCACCCCTTTCTACTGATAATACACCATCCCAAGAAATATTAAAGGTGTGAGTATTACTAACGCTGTTTATTGCTAATTTTAAGTTAGCATCATCATTCGTGTCAAAAAACTGAACAGCTCCTGCTAAATTATTTAAGGATGTTATACCAGTTCCAGAAGATACAAAATTAAAAAAGTCAATTATTTTATCCGCAGACCAAATATCATTTTGAGTTATACCAGAATCGTTAAATATATAATTTGAAGCTATTACTGAATCATTATCTGAACCTATTGTAATGATTCTGTTAGCATTAAATGTGTCTGAATCTATAGTGTAATCATTAATACTTAAAACACCGTTTATAGTCAACCCACTTAATTCATCAATTATAGCAGAGTAATTTGAGCCATCATTTTGACTTATTGTAAAAGAGTTTGGTGTGTATGTAAAACCAGTTACAAAAGTATCAGTTGAACCGCTTATTCCAGTAAGATTTGAGCCATCCCCAAAATATGTTGTTGCGCTTACAATATTTAATATTGAATTTCCAGTGATAACTAAATCACCACTTACCGTACCCCCTGTAAGTCCCAAAAATGAATTTGAGCCATATTCGAATACATTTACGCCATCAAATCCCCACAAAGTATGGTCTGCAAGGTTGGAGGCAAGCTCACCAGATTTTATGAAATTAAGTTCATTTCCAGTGGTTCCCGTAGGAATCTTGCCAGGTACAGAGGTTCTTTTCGTTATTAAACGAGCATCTCTTAATTCTGCCATGTTGAATTATATAATTCTTTATTAAAAAATCAGCCTATTTAGCTATATGTAGAGTTATTTAACCCTTGTCAATAAATAGGCTAATAATTCTTTAATTAAAAAAGAATCGAATTAAAAATTTTTTTTTCTACTTATTTATTAATAAACAAAACAACTAACAAAATACTATTATGGCTGACATGTTTAGACCCGTTCCAATCGAACAGGAACCAAAAAGAAAGAATAGATTTGTGTTGGAATTTCCAACAGAGCTTGGTATCGAGTCATTCTTGGTACAGACTTCTGGAAAGCCATCACTTGAAATCGGTTCTACAGAGATTCCATATATGAACACATCAACTTTCGTTGCTGGTCGTTCAATATGGCAAACAATCGACATTACGTTTATTGACGTAATCGGACCATCTACTACACAGAAGATTATGGAATGGGTTAGACTTCACTTCGAATCTGCTACTGGTAGAATGGGTTATGCAATTGGATACAAGAAAAACCTTGTTCTTAAGGCTCTTGACCCAACAGGTGTTGAAGTTGAAAAGTGGACTCTTATTGGATGTCAAATCACAAGTGCATCATTTGATGATTATGACTACAGTGCAGATGACCTTGCAATGGTAAACATTACCATCCAACCAGACAGATGTCTGCTTGCTGCATAACATTTTATATTTTCAAAATATTAACGCAAACCTTGGGTGCCTATTGAGCGTTCAAGGTTTGTTTTTTTAATACAAATATGGGACTTTTAAGGTTATATAGAAAATTTTACCGTGTGTCAACAGCTGACGCTTCAAATGTCTATGTACCCATAACACCTACATCTGTTACAGCTGAAACATATGTCGCTGGAACTGGTGGTACCCACTCAAACACATTAATTGAATCTGGAATTCCTTTAACAGAGGAAGAGCCTGGGATATTTTATGCAGACCTTAATCCAACATTATATTCCTCTGACGTAACTTATGACTTGGTTTTCTATGTTCAGTATACACCGCTTGCACCAATTGACAAAAAACTTATAACAAGGTTTAGAATTATGCCATTCAATATTGCAAATCAACTTGATTATGAAATTCTAAGTGTTTACCCTATAGATATTGATGTACTTTAAAACTACTAACTATGCCAATGAATAAAAGCACGTTTATTATTAAAAAAAACGACACACTTCCATCTCTTCAAGTTTGTTTGATAGATAAGGGGTGCCTTGGTGGTAAACAACCATTTAGCCTGGATGGCTTGACTGGGGTCACATTTACAATGGCAAGTAGTTGTGGGGACTACAAGATTTTTGCTAAGACAGCTCAGATTGTATCATACTCTGGAGGAACAATTCAATATAATTGGGAAGCTGGAGATACCAATGAGTCTGGTAGATTCCTTGGAGAATTTCAATTGCTATATTCAGATGGAAATAAATTATCAATTCCACAGAATGGTCAAATACAAATAGAGATACCAAAGGATGTTAATCCTTATTAATTTCTCCAAAAATATTAAGCTGAGTCCCTGTTGTTTTAGATGACAGGGACTTTTCTTTTATCTTCATTTCTACTACTTCCTTTATTACATCTCCATGGCAAGACTTGGGCTTGCAGTAACACGATAGGCATACTTCTTTCTCCTGGGCCAAAGTATATATTTGATTCAGCAAGTTACATACTTTTTCTTCTTTTTTTTCTATGCACTCAAGAAGATATTTTCTAAAGCTCTCAATACTCTCCTTTCTTGAGCCTACAACGAATTTAGCAAGCGTATCTCGACCCTGTATGCTTGTGTAAGGATTTCCCAACGCAGAGCCTCTTCCAATATAAATCACGTTATCGTGATTATCTGAATCTTTCTTGTGAATCACTTTAATCATAATGCAAAAGTGTAAATTATTCCTTATACTTCCAAATGAAACCTCCAGAAGATTTCAACTCACCTCTTGCTGCTGAAGCTACATTTCCTATATGAAAACCACCTTCTTTTACTTGCGATAAAAATTCATATTCTTTAATTAAATCACCTTCTTTATTAAATTGTAGCAAAATTTTTCTTTGACTTGATTCTTTACCATAATTTGGATTATTTTCTCCAAGCTGAGTATACCCTTTTCCATAAAAAGGATTCTTCTCTCCAATATTAGCTTGTCTTATTTTTTCTTTTGTCTTCTCAGAATGTTCCCTACCTTTTTGTGACTCAGATGCATTTTCTCTCATTTCACTCGCTTTATCTTCTCCATAAATTTCAACCCATGATTTTCCTTTCCTGGATTTAGACATATTTTCTTTTTGTTCATCAGACCACTTATTTCCATAATTAGGATTATTTTCTCCAGAAGTAGCTTTACTTAATTTGCTTTTGACATAATCATTGTGTTCATTAAGAAGTGGGTCCTTTAGATTATAAGTATCTTTACTATTGATTCCTCCATAGTAGTCAATCCAAAACTTCTCTCGTAAATTTAAAGTAGACAAATCTTCTACTTCTTCTAAAATTTCAAAAACAAATTTATCTTCACCGTGTTTATTAAAAGACCTTTGCAAATGCTCATTGTGATGCTCGTTTCTTTTAATTCTATACAAGTGAATATTATATCTTGTTTTCAAATTCTCTGCCTGTCCAATATAGACCCTTCCATTAGTTGTATTTGTTATTTTATAAATTCCTGATTTCATACTAAGTTTTAAATTAATTATAAATAAAAAAGACAAAGCAATCAAGCTTTGTCTTTTTAAATAGTTTAAAATTTAGTAAATTCCGCCATCAATATGACCCACCATCAATAATATCCGTTTCTACTATAACCCTCAATCCATTAGGAGCAGATGCTGTTCCAGTCTCTCTAATTCTTAGGTCAAATAAGTTTGTTGAGAATGAACGATTATTTAGACCAGTGGCAGCTCCTCTAATATCCCAAATAACATCTGTTCCCGCTGTGCCTGAACCATCTTGAATTGACCAACCAGCTCCAAGAGACGTTGATTCTGTGGATGCTGTTGGATTGTAGTTAAGTTCAATGAAGTTATCTTCAATATAAAGCTCTGAAGTAAATCCGCTTATAGCGTCTCCAATAATAAGAACATCTCCATATATTGTAGCTGTCGTTCCTGTATCTCCTGGATTACCAATTTGAATATTTCCAGCCTTAAGAAGATTTACTGCTTGGTCATATTCAAAGCCAGTTTCATCAATAAGCTCTCCGCCTGTTCCAACATATACAACTCTTCCAGCTGTCAAACTTGAATTTGAAATGCCAGTAACTGTAAGTGCTCCCGTAAGGTCAAGGTCTTGTGCGAAAACTGTGCTCCATCTTGAACCTGTTGAACCGAGTTCATAATCAAGGTTTGAATTTGGAAGTACATTGTTATTAATTGAAAGGTTTCCAGAAAAATCAAACAACATGTCTCCAGTTGTTGAAGAGAATAAGTTGTCCTCAATTACTGTTGTGGATGTTCCGATGCTAACTTTTCTTGTGAACACTTCATCCCACCTTTTTCCTACAGCACCAAGTGTGTATGTTAAGTGGGCGCTTGGAAGAAGGTTACTATCTACTTCAACTTGTGTTGCTGCGGCAATTGTGAAAATTCCATCATCAACAATCGTTCCACCAGAATACTGAGTGCCATTTGTTGTAAGATTTCCATTAACTGTAAGAACATCCGTTCCTGAGTTATATGTCATCCCATCGTCATCTGAAAGTAATCCTCCAGCTCCTGCAAATACAACCCTTGTGTTTGTAAGACCAGTAACAGTAACAGTTCCTTTAAAAGTTGAGGCTCCTGATGTAGTCAATCCATTAATTGAAGGTGAGTCAACAAGACTAATAATTGGTTCATTAGCTGTTCCTCCAGTCACAATATTTGTTCCTGCCTGAACTCTTGTTATGTCGTTTGTGTCTTCTGTGACAAATATGTCATAAAGGTCTGTTGTACCTGATTGAATTGCTCCAGTGAAATTTGCTCCAGCAAAAGTTGATGTACCTGAAGTTGTAATCTGATTAAAACTTGGTGAGTCAACAACTGAAACATGATAATCGTTTCCAGATTGCTGAACATTTATATTTGAACCTGCACTCACACTTGTTCCCGATACATCTCCAAAAGTTAAGAAAATGTCATAAAGGTCTGTTCCGCCAGAGTATATTGTAGATGCACTTAATTCATCAACAACTATATCGCCTCCAGTCGCAACACCTGAGAAAGAAACATTGTTAAAACTTGGTGAATCAACAACGCTAATTATTGGATTGTTCGCTGTTCCTCCAGTCACAATATTTGTTCCTGCTTGAACTCTTGTTATGTCATCTGTATTCTCAGTTACAAATATAGAATAAAGGTCTGTTCCGCCCGATTGAATAGCTCCAGTGAAATTTGCCCCTGCAAAAGTTGATGAGCCTGAGGTTGTAACTTGATTAAAACTTGGAGAGTCAACAACATTAACAGTTGGGTTATCTGGAGTTCCACCAGTATATGTATTAACACCTGGCTGAACTCTTGTGGTTACTCCTTGAATATCTGATATATTACCAAGAACAAAGCCGTTGGTTGTACCAGAAAGAAATTTACCACCAAGACCAGCTCCAGATACACCACCATAAGTAGATATTAATCCAGTGCCACCGCTGATAATAAAGTTATCATTAATATTAAACCTGTTTGATACATATGAATTGTAAAGTGTTGACCCTACTTCAAAAATTCCAGATTGTGCTGAAGCTTCATAATCACCCCCAGTTACTCCTGAAAACCTAAGAACACCATTGTATAGGTTTACAAATGGTTCACCAAATAATGCATCTCCAGGTATGGAACCTCCAGTTACTTGTCTATCTCTTACTTTAATTGTTGCTTGTCTAATTTCAGCCATTTTTTGCTTTTTATTGTTTATTAATAAATATGTTTTTTTTTACCAAACTCCACCATCAATACAGTTTCCTGATAAAATAATATTATGCTCAGTTACCAATGTACTTCCAAGTTCCAGTTGTGCTGTTTTAACCCTTGTTGATGCTGTAAAATTAACTGCTACACCATCTACTACATTAAGACTTCTAAATCTTCTCACAGGACTACCAAGGCTAACAGTATTATCTGTTGTTGGCTCCATTGTAGTTATGATGTTTATTGTATCCGCAGTAGTTGAGCCAACAAAATTATAAGGACCCCCTGTTCCTCCTGAGAGTGGAAGGTAGTCTCCCTGAGTTGTTTGGCCAGTTGCAATATTTCTAATTATTGTCTCAAGAGGCGTTGAACCAGAGAAAATTGTACCACCTGAAAAGCGCTCAGAATATACACCTTCTGTAAATACAGTATCCCCTGTCACAGTGCCCCCTGACAGGTTCAAAAATATTCTTTTTATTGGGTGAAAATATATTCCAGACATCTTAAAATACAGCTTTTTATATAAATAGAAATAGAAATCATTTTAGGGAGAGGTAACAAAAAAAAAGAGGACTTATTTTCAAATCCTCTTTTTTATTTTATGTTTTCTAATATTAGAAATCCTCAAACCTTGCACCAGTCGGAAGAACTTGGAACGTAAGGTCGATGAATTCAGCTGTTCTTGTAGGCTGAAGTTGAATCTTACCAACCAATGTATTTCTATCAATTGTGTCTGCAGTGTTATTAGAATCATCCATAACAACCTTGAACGCAGTAAGACCTCTTTGATTTTGAATCTGAAGAAGAATCGGCTCAACTTTTGCAAGGAACTGGTCTCTCAATGTTTGGTCGTTTTGTTCGAACAATAGTGTAAGAGATGCAGCAGATACCAATCTTCTAACTTGAAGAAGCAATCTTCTGATGTTAATTCTGTCAAGAGCAGATTGTCTAACTTGAAGAGTTTTTTGTCCCCAGATAACAACACCTTGTTGTACAAATGTTGCGATTGGGTTAACTCTACCTTGGTAAAGCGTATCTCTTTGGTTATTGTTCAATCTAACGTCAGCTCTAACAATTTGTGGTCCAGCAAGACCTCTGTTAAGACCTGCAGGAGCGAACCATGGCGCAGCTACATTATCTGTAAGTGCATAAGTTTGAACCGCAAGCATTGTAGGAGCTTGATAAGTATATTTACCAGAGTTAGGGTCTTCAATTTGAACCCATGGCCAGTATGTAGCAGCGTAGTTGCTGTCGATACCAGTTGCCTCAAGTCTTGAAACCACTTCTTCTGCTGTTCCTTTTATAGAACCTGAAGTAAGCCTTGGTGCATCCATTACATAGATTGCATCAGTTCTATCTTCTACAATGTCAAGAGCATATCTAACGATTGTTCTGTTATTGCTGAAGTCAACACCTGGAGTAGCAAGAACATTAATGTCTACTATTTCTGGATTAGCTATTTCATCAAGAGCTGACTTAAATGCATTTACATTTGATGTATAAGCATCTGTGAACTCATCAAAAAGCTCTGCGTATGATTGGTATTTATCCCATCCATCAAATCCACCTGCAGGAACCAAAGTAAACTTCAATTTATTTCTGTCGATAAGAGTTTGAGCAGCATTTGTATATCCAGTAAGTGAATCAACGTCTCCAGTAACGAAATCATTTGAATTCGCTGTATTCTCAAGGTGGAAACCTTTAATCACTCTTCTATCAGCTGATTCTCCTCCTTCGTAAACAAATAAGTCTAACTCGATATTCTTAACTGCATTTCTTGTAGAAACTTCATTAGCAGTAAAGTTAGTGTATCCAAGTTCAGAAATTCCAAGGAATGTTTTAAATACTGAGTCACCAGAAAGGTATCCTGTCTTGTAATAGATGTCAGCCGAAGTTGAACCTGATAAACCAGACTCTCTTAAGCTATAACCTCTAAATCCAGCAGGAACAGTGTTTCTTGGGAAAGAAGGTGCCAAGTCAATTGTAATGAAATTTGATTTTCTTGGATATTCTTCATCTGTTGTACCGATTACCTTAGCGATGTAATTTGAGTCTTCTTCTCTAAGAGAAAGATTAGACCATCTTTCAAGCGCTGTTGATGATGCAGTAGCATCTGTATCTTCAAATCTTCTTACGATGATGTCAAAAGTGTAATTGTTAATGTCGATATTTGCAATCGAAATCTTAATTTCATTATTAGATGCATCACCATCAGAGATAGTTTGAACTCTAAATAGATTTTTTACGTCTCCACCAATAACTCTTGATACCACCCAAGGTGTTACAGCGTTAGTGTATGAATTTTGAAAATCTGTATATGAAGTTTCTTCAGTGTAAACAAGCTCTGGATTAATATTTCGAATATCTTTTACTGATTCTGCTTGTCTAATGAAGTGAGGATAAATTCTCTCTACATAAAGATTTGAAGTTCCTTCAATCACTTCAGGGTTTTTACCAAGAATCTTCACAATGTAATCTTCTCTTGTTTCGTCAAGTGAAATAGTGAAACCGCTATTTGTTTGTGCTGTAAGTGGACCAGTAGTTGCACTCAACATGAATGAACCAAGGGTTGTAGTTATAGCGCCAATAGTTACATCACTCTGTTCATCGAGATAAAAAGAATTTGTAATTTGATTTCTCTTACTTCTAAGAACTGCAAGTGTAGCACCAGATTTTGGAGTTGGCTCAACGTCTGACACAACAAGTGACCACGTTCCATCTCCAAGAGTTGTAACAGTATCGCTTGTAGTTGTAATTCCAAGAGCAACATAATCTGGGTCTAAAGAAAGGGCTGTATTAACTTCGCTTGAAATTACTGTACCGCTATAGTTAATTACAACATCATTTCCAACTGTATATGCACTCACTGTTCCATCGGCCATTGTAGACTCTGTGATAGAAGAGAAGTTGTAAGTAATTGGAGCAAGAGCGCCTGTCTTAGTAAATGTAAGTCCACTAAATGTTGATGTTCCTGAAAAAGTTTCTGATAAACCAGCAACTATTAACCAAGCTGGTGAATTTTCAAAACCACTGGTACCAAGAACTCTGGTAACAGTTAATTCATTAGACTGTGCTAAGAATGAATTAGCCACGTATGGTAGTGGATAATCTGGGTCAGTAGACCCGAATCTAAGCAAGTAGTCATCTGTAGTTCTTATTTTAATTGGTTCGAAGGCTGGTCCCTTAAGGGTTTTTCCTACAACTCCCAATCTTGTAATACCTATTCTTGATGCAAAGATTGTGAAGTCTTGCTCTCTTGTGAAAACACCAGGTGAAACAAATATTGTTGCCATATCGCTTTTATTAATTTTTGTTAGTTACTTTCTATTTATTATTCCTCGTTATCGGTATAATTCTTTACTTCTTTTTCAACTTTATCAAGAGAATCTTCAGTTTTACTTTTTTTAGTAGAAGATTTTTTCTTAGGAGCAACTTCTACATCAGCAATTACTGTTGTTTCGTTTACTACCTCAAAAAAACCTCTCTTGAAGTCTCCGCTGTTGAATATTTGTGATACATTATTAAGACCTGGAATATCAACTGTTTGACCACCTGCAATCATGACCTTCATAGGCAATCCATTATCCTTATAATTGACATAATTTGCAGTGTTTTTCTTGTTCTTAATCTTCATATACTCAAACTTTATTATAAATAGAAGAAAAAAGATAAAACATTATTGAATTATCTTCTTTTCTCTGAAATTTTAATTAACACCTTTGTAATAGTATTTACTTTCTCAAACTTAGTGGGGTCAACAATTTTACCCTGAACAAGCAATGGTATATCTATCCTATAAATCTTCTCCTGAGTAATATCTGTCTTGTTATTTTCACTTGGGTCCCCATTCAATTTTGATGAGATATTATACCCATTAATTTTCATGTATCCTTGTCCATCAGAATATCCTTCAGCCAATATCATTTCATAAAAAACATTGACATCTACCATATAATGAGTGAAAAGACTAAGTGTATAGCTTGTGTCAACATATACTGGTTGAGGTACTTTATATAATTCATATCCCTTAAGGGTTCCATCAAAAATTGGAACCTTAACAAATCTAAATGTCATTTTCTTTGGAATTGTTCTCTTGAGTGGAGATGTTCCAGGAACTGCAGAATTTCTATAGATTGTCATAAATGGTCTTGTAATCTCTTCTCCAAGTTCACTTCTCATCTCTTTCCAGTTCATTTTTCTCTCAGCCCAAAGTTCTTGAGCAAGCCAAACAATTGGAACTTTTGTAAGAAGACCGTTTTCATTAACCATGCTTATTTCAAGACTATCAATATAATCTTTTATTCCTTGGTCCAAGTCCTCAAGCATGAGTTTTTGTGGGAGATAGTTGAAGTTTTCAAAATCCTTATCTAAAAACTTTCCTATGTTGTCATTAATAGCCATTTATACTTTTTTTAATAAATAGTTACAATAAATTTGGAAACATACTATTTTATTTATTACATTTGCTCGGCTTTTGCTCTGCATACCAGTTTTATTTTTGGGGGCGTTGCTTTCTGATGCAGAGATTTTACACTGGGCATGGTAATTTATCAGACTCGTTAAAAACATTTAAAATAAGCGCACTTCCCTATAGTCCATCAGATTTATCTGATTAGCTGTCCCTGCAGGTGTAAGACCAGTGAATAATCGCTGGCAATCTCTCACACAGCACCTTTTTAGAAAGAAATTTCAAAAGAGGGGGGGCTATAGGGGGGGCGTTATCTTTTTTGTGTTTTCCCTAATTCTGGTAAAGGATTTACTGAAGTTAATATTAACTGAATAAACTCTAAGATTTTTCTAAACTTAGATTTTTTATCTCGCCTTAAAAACATCTTCATCAACCTCAATTGCTGATATTGTGATATAAAATCTTCTATCACCACCCCAGGAAAATTCATTTGATATTTGAGCATGTCCATTATTTACTATCATGTAATACTCATCCTTGTATCCTATGTAATCTCCATTGTTAATATCAAAAACAGAAAGTTGATTTTGTTTGTATACAGCAAGCTCAAGCTCTTCAAGTTGCTCCATATATACATGTGCGGTTAATTTACCAAAACCTTTTTTAACAAGACCACCATCAGCCATATATTCTGGCTCAACAGTTTCTACATTTATTCTACCAAGAATCTTCACCTCTGGTTTCCATGCTTTCTGAAAAGATTTTGATTGTCCATATAGAGAATGTGTCTCAGTCCTCTTAAGGTCCATTCTATATAAGATAAATGATTCCTTGAGAATATTTTCTGAAATTTCTCTACCCGCAGAACTAAAGAAAGCACGTTCCTTGTCTCCAAAGAATAAATCTATACCATCAGGCTTTCTCTCATTGTCATTGAACTCCTCTGGTTGCCTTCCTATTTCGTTTAAATCAGCCATCTATTTTATTTGATACAATAATTTTAGTAAATCCAAATTTTCATTGGCACATAAGCAAGTGTCTTATTTACAGACTCTTGTACAGCAGCACGTTTTTCCATTATTCTATCATAAGACAATTCCTCAAGGTCTTTCTCAAGTTTATCAAGTAATTTTTGTTGGTCTTCTCTACCTGTGCTAATAAGGTCATCTTTGTTTAGTGTAAGCTCGGCCCCTGGAATTGGTAATTGCCCATTAAATTTACCTCTAATACCGATTCCAAGTAATTCTTTTGCAAGCGCTTGAGCATATTTCTTAACCCAAGTTTGAGCAACCGAATTGAGTTGATACCAGTTTATGTAGTTAAGTTCTGCATCACCAGGCCCAGATACAAGACCATTCCCTTGTTGTATGGTTCCATCAATATTAGTGGTTCCTGTAAATCCAGGATTTGCTGTATAACCGCTGTAATTAGAGTTTCCATAATTTCCAGCTCTATCTCTGTAAGTGTAGAACATTGTTCCTGGAGTACCAGCTCCACCTCCAATTCCTAAACTTGGTCCAGCAACACTGTTTACCCCATTTCTTGGTACTGGAAATAATTTTAAAATTTTTGTTCCGTCAGCACCTGGCCTTATTAGATAGTGGTATTCTGAACCTCTAACTCTATTTCTTAATTCAGCAGCCTGAGCTGTCATGATTGTATCAAATACAGGCATCACACTATAGAGAGAGTGCCCCGCAAATGAAGCACCAAATTCACTGAAAGCTATATTTTGATTGCTGAATGGGTCAAGACCAAAAAGATTTATAAAAGCAGGTGTGTACCAAAGAATATCTAAAACTTCTCTTTCAGCAGGAATTATATAGTCCTGAGTACCAGCAGTTAGGGTAATTGAAGTTGTTTTGACTTCTCTGGTTCCATTTGCTCCAAGACCTATTTGCTCACCAATTTGAGTAGCAAAAGAATTTTCGAAGTAAAGAGAATTAGAAACATATTTTAGAGTAAAATCAACCTCAGAAGGGAGGCCAAGCATCTCTCCGAGTCTATTTCTAAGAACCCAATCGTTAATGTATCCTGAGTACTCCTCTACTGCTTCACAGATACATTCTTCTATCTGTTCATCAAGAAGTTCTACTCCCATTACAGGCGCACCAAGTTTCCTCCTAATCCTACGAAAGATTTGGTTTTTCTCGGTTACAGTCATTCCTGTAAGACATCCTTCTGCGCAAAAAACACTCATAATTTATTTATCCTCTTAAAGATTGAATATAATTTGGTTGAAACGAAGCCTTAAATCCTACAAAAGCTCCAGAAGAAACAATCACCTTGGCACATACTACATCTATTTTTTGCCCTGCAGTTGCATTCCAAGTAAAAGTTCCGCCACCCATGGCGCTAATAGTAGCGGCTCCAGTAGTAGTACAGAAAATTTGATGTACTGTAGAACCAGTCAATCCATCACCAAGTTCAGCAAGTGTATAAGTTCCAATTGGCATAGGTAGTGCGGTCCAATTTGTGTTGTGAAAAGCCATAATTATAATTTTCTTATAAATAGGCTAAGAAAACTTGATTCACAATAACAAGTTTTGAAAATTGATAAAATTTTGATTTAATCGAAAAAAAAGATACATTTGTAATTAAATTATTACAATGAGAATATTTTTTTTAGATATAGATGGAGTTCTAAATGACTGTAATTCCACAGGTGTATTCCACGAAAATTCAACAGATATTTACTGCATAGCAATTTTAAATGAAGCAATTAGAAGAGTTGGTGCAAAAATTGTAATTATTTCCTCATGGAAGGATAACTTTGATTTTCAAGTAGTTAGAGATTTATTATATCAAAGAGGTGTACTTGCGGGAAGTATTATTGATTCCACAGAGCGTGATATTTCTAAGGAACAGGGAATCAAAAATTTTCTGGAGCATTCTCAGGTCGAAGATTTTGTTATAATTGACGATAATTTAGAGCTTCAAGACCCAGTGTTAAAAAATTTTTGCGTCCGAACCGACTCTCATAGTGGTTTAGTTCCAGAAGACCTGGACCGAATAATCAATAAAATGGAGCAAATAATAAAAGCACCATTTACACAGAACCAAGTTGATAAGTTAAATAAAAATCAAAAATCAAGCGGATTCCACCCATTTACTTGTTGTTCACCAGATGATATACCTGATTGTAAAAGAAAGAAAAAAGAAGGTGAAACTTTTGAAGAGCGAGAGGGTATTTTGATTGCAACAAATGATGGCTGGATTTGTCCTTGCGGAAAATATCAGCAAGATTGGGCACATTCATTTATGGTAAAATAATAGTTAAATATATGGCAAGATTTGCAATACAACATGAGCCAACGAAGCGTTGGGTACAAGAAGATGAATCAGGAGTTTTCCTTCAGGAAGATGATAATTATCTCTTTTCTTATAAGACCAAAGATTTAGCTCAGAAGGCTATTGACGAACACTATAAAGTGTACTACACAACTCTTGGTAGTGATAACTTTGAGACTGAGGATGGTCCTTATCCGTTTGAGGAATTTAATATCGTTGAAGTTTAATGGTACGCAGGTTTAGTTAGTTGCGTGAATATAGAAAACTTAAATTGAAACACAAATGATAAATTGGATTAAAAACTTATTTAGAAGCAAGGATAAGCAACCAACCAAACCTGCGGTTATACATAGTATTACTTGCGGTGAACGAGATGAAAAAGGATTTTGTGATACTTATGTAAATGGTGAAAAGACAAAAGTTAGGATGCTCGTATTTACAGAGGAAGAAGTTGCACGACTTCACAAAATCCAAGACGATATAAATGATAGCAAGTAACGTGACGCAACTAACAGAAGTGGTTGCTTGTAAGAACTTCTGGATTAAAAACAAATGCTCGTAGCAGCCACTTCTGTTAGTTGCTGTTATAGGCTGTAAAAATTACGATTATGGAAGAAGAAATAATTGGAACGACTGGCAAACTTGTAGATTTATTTAACGAAAATCTCACACAAGAAGAATGGAACGCACTATGTATTGTTCATAGATTAGGTGCGAGGTTAAATGTGGGAATAAGATTTGATTGGAGTAAAAGTATTGATGTGCGTTCAGAAGAATGCTCGCAAATTATTGATGAAAGCGTTTTTCTTGACAGAGAACGTAAGTAATTTTATTGCTTATAACGGTTGGGTGTATATGTAGTGTGAGATTTGAAACACTGAACTTTGACTTAACCGATGAACTTAATTAGAAGTAGAAATGATGAATATACCACCGAACATCACATTACATATACACCTTGTTATCGGCTGATGCGGTTTATCTACCTGAATTTCAATACGAAGAACTAAAGAAGTTTTTATTTTTTTAGGGTGAGAAGAAAAATAATTAAAAATAAATTTGGTAGTTACGAAACTTTATCGTATATTTGTCGTAT